ATCAAGCTATTATTAAAGATGGTGAAATCCAAATCAACTGCAATATCTGTGGAGACTCAGAAAAAAAGAATAAATTAAGAGGACACTTAAAGCGTGGTGAATCCGAAGATTTTTGGTTTTACAAATGTTTTAATGCAGGTTGCTCAGCTTCTGACGTATGGTCAGCAAGAAGATGGTTGAAAGAAACCGACATCTCTAATTACAAACTCTACTGTAAAGAGAGCTTGGAATATAATAATATTAAAAGAAAACACGTAGGGTCAACTGAAGTAACCCCTGCTAATATAACTCCTATCAAAAAAGAACCAGATGCTTATTCCTATATGAAAGACTTCAGGCCGATGAATCATTCTAACGAACTTATCTTTAGAAAAGCAATTCATCAATGTCAACAACGTCAAATACCAGAACACATCTATAGTAAGTTCATGGTTGCAGTTGACGGCCCTTACTATGATAGAATGATTATTCCATTCTACGATCATAAGGATAAGTTCTACTACTTTCAGGCTCGCACACTATCTAATAAAGAACCTAAGTACCTTAACATGAAAGGCCGCAAAGAGTCTGCAATATATAACCTATATAATATTGATCATAGTAAACCAGTCATTGTTACGGAAGGCCCCATAGATTCAATGTTCGTCGATAATGCCATTGCATCTCTTGGTTTAGATATGTCTAAGAGTATGAAAAAGACATTGAACAAATTAGACTGCTACTACTTATTCGATAACGATAAAGCAGGTAAGGCTCAAGCTAAGAAGTACTACCACAACGGTCATAAGGTTTTTATCTGGGAAAAGTTTAAACACTATAACCATAAGCATAAAGACATTAACGATATAATATTAAACTGTGACACGAAACACTTTAGTTTTGAAGATCTTGCGAGCTGCTTTGACAACTCCTATAGCGACTACCGCTATTACCTGGGGAAATACTAATGAATCTTGAGAAGCACGAAAATAACGAACTAATCAAAAGCATAAGAGTTGAGATGTCAGTAAAGAATGGTGTCACTGCAAGTGTGATGTTTGATTATTATGATAAAGAATTTATGGTGTTTGAGATTTATCATCTAAAGATCGCTGACATTGATAATGTTAGAAGCTTATGTGACAACAAAGGCATGGCTGTAATTCATATGCAGAATGATAAACTTAAAAATCTAAGCTTGTTTAAACTTAAGAACTTTCCAAATAAAGCTATTCCTGTTGTTGATAGACTATCTGAAGAAGACTACTACTCGTATTCGCCAAAAACTAATATTTCAAACGCTGTATGGACTAGTTCTCACGGAGTTCATGCACCAATTTCAAATACACACCCACAAGCACCTATCCCTCCTCCAAAGCGTAAGACTAAATGAACAATTGGACATACAAAAAGAAAGAATTTACATCAGAAATGATCAAAGAAAACTTTGGCTTCATCTATCTGATCACTAATATAACTACAGGGAAACTGTACATCGGTAAAAAACAGTTTCATAGCTATCGTAAAATAAAACAAAAAGGCAAAAAGAACAGAAAGCTAGTCATAAAAGAATCTGACTGGAAGAAATATCACGGATCTAGCAAGCATCTTCGTGAAGACCTTGATAAAGATGGCTTAGATAAGTTTGATCGAACCATGATAAAAATATGTAAGACTAAATGGGAACTAACTTACTATGAAGCTGCAGAACAATTTAAAAGACAAGTACTCCTAAAGAAAGATAAAAAAGGTGAACGTGTTTATTACAATGAAAACATATTGAATAAATTCTTCCCACCGAGGAAGCAGGTATAAAATGCTAAAAGACATGCTTATTATTGACAGTCATAACCTCCTATTCAGAAAGGTTTTTTCTGCTAATAGAGATAAACCATTAGATATGAAGTATGAGTTATTCAAGACCCTTATAATGCGTGAGACCTTCTACTCTATTAAGAAGTTTAAACCTACACGCCTTGTGTTTGCTATTGACTCTAAGCATAACTGGCGTAAGGCTATATATCCAGACTACAAACATAAGAGAGCAAAAGCAAGACAAAAAAGCACAGTTGACTTTGATAAATTCTTTCCTATTGCGGAAGAGTTTTATGCTGATTTCAAGAAGACATTTACAAACTTCATGTTCCTTGATGTTGATAAATGTGAAGGCGATGATATCATCGGAGTACTTACTAAAAAACTTAAGGATAACATTATTGCGATATCATCTGATAAGGATATGAATCAATTAAACGAACATCCTCACTATCGTCAATACAATCCTATGAAAAGAGAAATGGTTGAATCTCTTAATCCAAAATTCGACTTACAAATTAAAATACTGGTGGGTGACAAGAATGACAATATCCCAGCAGTCAAGTCTAGATTTGGAATAGTTTCTGCAACTGCAGCTATGGCAGATCTGACAAAGTTTCTTGACGACAATAATCTTAACGATGAGTATGAAAGAAATAAAACTCTCATAGATCTTAATCTGATACCAGAGGAATACAAAATTAAGATCATGAATGAATACAATAATTATGATGTTAAACCACCTAAGTCTCGTGACATAATTTCATTTTTTACGAAACATGGCCTTGGAGTTATGTTTGATGAAATGCAAGAGATCTGGGGAACACTCGATAACATCGGATGATAAATAGTTGCATGTCTTTAACACGTAATTATTATGGCAGGTAAATGGTATCAAGGCGTTTATGACGTTCAGAATAAGAAGAAATATATGGGCAACAGTGCACCAATCTATAGGTCAAGTTGGGAAAAGAGAGCAATGTGGTGGTTGGATAATAACGAAAATATTATTCGATGGGGCAGTGAGATAATCACAATCCCTTACTTCTACACTGTAGACAACAAAGTCCACAAGTACATAGTAGATTTTTATGCTGAAGCAAAATCTAAAGGTAATAAAATTATTAAGATACTGATTGAAGTTAAACCTTCAGACCAGTGTGAATACCCTAAGATGCCCAAAAAGAGGACTCAGAAGTCATTGAAGAACTACAGGAACCGTTACTTAATGGTAGAAAAAAATAAGTGTAAGTGGACTGCAGCAGAGCAGTATTGCAAGCACAACGGGTATGAGTTTAAAATTATAACGGAACACGAATTATTTTCATAGGAGTATGCATGAGCATAAAGGAATTATCAGAATTTACACGTATATCAAAGTATTCAAGATACTTACCAGAGAAACAGAGAAGGGAATCCTGGAAAGAACAGGTTGATCGAATGATGGATATGCACAAGACGCATTTAGAGAGCTTGGAAGTTTTCGAAAATGTTAAAGATGAGTGGGCATTTGCTAAAGATATGCTTATGAAAAAACGAGTACTTGGCTCGCAACGAGCACTTCAGTTTGGTGGTGATGCGACACTGAAACACAATGCACGTATATACAACTGCTTCAGGATCGATACTGAATTCATAACAATAAATGGTGTAAAATCATTTTATGATTTTAGTCATGGTGATAAAACAAAAGTATTAACACATACAGGTGAATGGAAAAATGCCATAGTTAAAAGCTACGGTAAACAAAACATAAATCAAATAACCTTAAAAAATGGAAGAGGTTCTAAACGAGTATACGCTACTGAAAATCATACATGGATACTAAATGATGGCAGTAGGACAGAAAATTTGAAAATAGAAGATAAGTTATATAAACGGCCAAATATTTTTAATGACTGGAATTATGACGATGCAACACCAGATGAGAGACTATATTGGTCATATGGCTTTATATACGGTGATGGTACAACACTAAAAAATAAAAATGGCAACCACACTTATTCAATGGTAAGACTATGTGCAGAAAAAATAAAATACAAATATCGGTTTGAAGAATTAAACTTTAAAACTAGCACTAGCAATAGCTTGAATGGTGACTATATGGCATACACAGGAACATACTTAAAAACACTGCCAGATCCTAATATTGATGACATAAATATTTTAAGAGCGTTTGTTAGAGGGTTTTTAGATGCTGACGGTGAAAAGAATAGAAATTATTCTAAAGACGGCACTGGATCTATATTCAAGACCATACAAAATTCCGATGATAAAGCTCAAGAATTTATTAGAAAAGTTTTCCCTGTTGTTGGCGTATATATAAACTCAGAATCTGACATCATAAAAGACACTAATTACGGCAAATTATATGCTAAAAAATTCAGCATAAATACTGATATTAATAAATTTTCACCTTCATGGTCAGTGACAGATATTGTGGAAAATATTTGCTCTGAAACAGTATGGTGCCTGGAAGTCGATGATAATAAATCTTTTGTTATGCCAAACGGTATAGTCACTGGAAATTGTGCATTTCATTATGCAGATAGAATAAGAACATTCCAAGAAACCATGTATATGGCTTTATGTGGTTGTGGTGTTGGTTATAGCGTACAGAAACATCACATTAAAAAATTACCGAAGATTCAACATGAAAGAAAAGGCGAGAACATAACATATACCATTCCAGACTCTATCGAAGGGTGGGCAGATGCAATTGGTGTATTAGTAGAATCTTTCTTCGTGTGCAAATCAGAATGGTCAGGATACAATGTTTTATTTGATTACTCAGACATAAGACCTGCCGGAGCCATTATAAAATCAAGCGGATCAAAAGCACCAGGCCCAGACGGTCTCAGACGAACTATAGACCATATTAAAAAGATATTTTATACAGCTCTTAATGATGGAAGTAAAAAACTATCAACGCTCCAAGTTCATGATATTATTTGTCACATTGC